GAAATGTCTATGAATATCGATGACAAAGATATGATAATGATGGACGAAGGTAGAAAAAAAACAGGTACTAAATTATGTGCTCGTGGTAAAGCAGCTGCTAAAGCCAAATACGATGTCTACCCCTCAGCATACGCTAATGGATACGCAATACAAGTATGTAAAGGTAAAATTAAAGGATTAGACGGACAAAAAAGATGTTCAGGAACTTATTGTTAAAGTGAACTTAAAATATTTTTTATAATTTTTTCTAAGGACTCATTTTGGGTCCTTTTCTTTTTTGGTTTGTATGAAGTCATAACTGGTTTTTGACCTTTACCCGTTTGTGGGTCTTTTTTCTCAGCCTTTCTTTTTTGTGCACACGCAGCCTTTTTAGCGGAATCGCTCATTTTTCCTGCAACACCAGCTGCTCTACATTTTGGATAGGCCCCTTTTGATGTATCGGGTCTACCACAAGGTGGGTGTTTACCATCAACTTTACGACAAATATTAACCCAAGGTCCTTTTGGTTGTTTGGATCCTTTAGGTTTTTTCTTAGTGCCGAACCATACAGCTAAATCTTCATTAAGGTTAATTTTATCTAACTCAACCCATTCTTTGATTGGTACAATATTTTTATTTTTGCCCGGAAATTGATTTATGGGATTACCTTCAGTGTCACTAAAGGTAGCATCGGGATTATTTTTTATAAAATTGTAAATTTTATTTGCAATTAGTTCTTCTTTTTTTTGTTGTTTTTTACTTCTTTCCATTTTTCCATCATATGAATCGTATTGTAAGTCAGGGCTTTTGTAGTCCGATACAGGTTCAGTAAATGGACCTAAAACATTTTTTTTAAAGTATCTTTCACCAGGTATAAGTGGGGCAATATAACTACCTCTAGACCCACTGGTGACTGTTACTTCATTTATTTTTTTACCCATAACTATAAATATCTATAAAATAAAAAAGGTCAGATTTCTCTGACCTTTTCTTATTCTGTTTTTAATTGATTATCTCAATTCTCTCAAGTCAAATGTTCTAACTCCATCAACTGTGATACGTCCGTAGAAACGGTTGTTAACCATTTTCTTAGCGTAACGTGTCATAATACCTTTGATAGGTGTAAAGTTGAATGGATTGTACATTGTAGGTGTTAATTGTAGAGGAACATATGGTGCGTAAACGTAACCAGTGTCTAACAATGATGTACCTTTGTGACCCAACAATACTGTGTTTGGTGGGAAATAAGGGTCACGGTAAACTTGGTAACGGCCAGCTAATGTACCAACTCTTTCAATACCCATGTTGTATTGGTCTTGCTCAGGAGACGCGTTAGATACGTGGAAGTATTCTAAATCGTCAAAAATAGCAGAAATCTCAGAAGATACGACAATCCAGTTTGCTCCACCTCTTAATGTAGATTTGTGGATTTGTGCTGAAATTTGGTTGATTGCTGTAATCAAAGTTTGATTCCAATCTTTTTGAGTGTATTGAGTTAATGGGTTAGCAGTAGTACCTCTTTTCCATCCGTTGTAGTCCCAACGTAAGTTCCAAGCCGCACCTTTACGTAAGTCACGTAAAATTTCACGGTCGATTTCTGCTGCCACTTGCTCAGATAATAAAGCTGTTAATTCAGCTTCAGCATCGATGTTGTGGAATGCAGAAACGTCTTGTGCTAATTCAGGAGACCATTGTGCTCTTAATTTTCTTTCAGTTACAGATACAGTAACTGACTCAAGATCGAAAGATACTTCACCGATTTCATCTTCAAATTCCAATTCTTTGTATCTTCTGAAAGTACATGTGAATGCTTGACCAGCACCTGCTAATCCAAGAATAGGTAGAGTAAATCCTGAGTAACCATCTAAAGAGTTAGCACCAATAGATGCCGGTACCTGTAAATCAACTTCTAAATAAATAATACCTTCTTGAGAACACAAGTTATCATAAGCACCACCATTACCTGTTGAAGACCATGTTGTGTTTGATTGTGTACCATATTGTACGATACCTTTACCATATTTTTGAGTAACAACTCTAAATAATAAGTCACTTGTACCTAAACCTGAGAAACCGTTAGTACCTGCCTGTACAGCGTTTACTTGTAAATCAGATAAAAACGCTTCGTTGTCCATTTCTTGACCATCAGGTCCGATTAATTTACCAGCACCTGCGTTAGAGAATCCGGACATAGCGATTAACACTTTTCTGTATTCACCAGCAGTATATGCTGAAGAAACTAATGCACCGTTAGACCAAGCAACAGTACCAACAGCGGAAGATGTGATAGCCGTGTATGCACCTTTAGAGTAGTCAAATAAACCAGCTGGATCTAATGTAGGTTCGTTACCTTCGTAGAATTGATCGTAAAGGTTTGTGTTACCATATGTTGTTCCAGCACCATAACCTGTTTGTGCCGTTTGTCCGTCAGGACCACCTGGTGCTCCAAATGGCGGGTAATGTACTATTTGGTTAGATTCAGCAGGTTGATAACCTTGGATTTTAGGTACAAAGTAGAACAATTTACCGATAGGTAAATTCATTGCTTGTACAGATACTAAATCGTTAGCCAACAATTTAGAGAATACACGTCTTACGATAGGGAAAACTACAGTTTCGAAAGAACCTGAGCTATCTGTAGACGCAGCTTCGTTAATTAGGTGAGAAGCTTGGTTTTCATATAACTGTGCCATGTTCTCTTTGATGTGTCCTTTAAGACCGTCTAGGAATCCTAATTTATCCCATTTGTTAATTGTATCTTCTTTGATAACTTTAAGGTGCTTAAGACCGATGTTACCAACAAGACCTGATTCTAATAATGCTCCCATTTTATTTTTTTTAATTTGAGTTTATTTATTTTATTTTTGTCATTAAATCTCTCATTCTCATGAATTGAGGATTCTCATACGTTTTACTTTCAATTAAATTAGTTGACGAACCGTTAGCTGGTGTTTTGCTAACTTTAGTCTGTACAGACTCAGTTACAACTTCAGTTCCCTTACCGTCTAATTCATTTTTAATTGATTTGTAAAGATTTTTTGATTCCTTGATAGATTCTACGTTATCAAATCTTCTTAGAATGTTTATTTTTTCTTGTTTAGTAGTTGAATGTTCTGTAAACAATCTTGTAGCGTAAGCTAAATTAGAGTTGAAAACTGCAACTTCATTTAATTTAGTTCTAAAGAAATTTAAAGCTTTTTTGTATTCTTCATTTTTCTCTTGTAATAAATTCAATTCGTTATTTACAGATTCTTTTCTTAATTGGCTTGGTGCTGCAACTCTATCTCTTTCAGCTCTACGTCTGTACGTCATAGTTCTTGACGCCTCAGTAGTTTCAGGTTCCATCATACCTTCAGTCTTCTCAATATCAACCACGTCAACGTCTTCTTCTTGTTCCCATCCTTCGAATGTTTCTTCAACTTCAGTCTCAGTTACACCGTGTTTAATTTTAGGATACTTGAATTTGTCTGCTTTACCCATTCCAACACCTTTAGTGCCTTGTGGTTGGTCTTCTTTGAAACCTTTATTATTAACCGAAGTTTTAGCCATTCCTGAACCTGCTTTACCCATTCCCATTCCTACTGCTTTAAATGCTTCTACTACTGAGTTAAGTTCTTCTTCATCAATTTCATAAACTTGTTCTTCTTTCATATTAGAAAAATCGTCCATTGGGATTGAATCCAAATCTAAGAAGTCTTCACCTTCTTCCATGTGATAGTCACCTTCTTCCATGTGATAGTCACCTTCTTCCATGTGATAGTCACCTTCTTCCATGTGATAGTCGCCTTCTTCCATGTGATAGTCGCCTTCTTCCATGTGATAGTCGCCTTCTTCCATGTAATCCTCTTCAACTTCTATTTCGTAGATAACACCTTCTTCTAAATCCAACATTGGTTCTTCTGTATTATCGTCCATGTCTCCAGCTTGAATTAGATATTCATCTTCATCATCAATTAGATGAATGAAATCATCTTCTTTCTTAACTATAATACCATCTTCATCACCCATAGCCTTAAAAACTTTTAAAACTTCTTCAGGAGACGCAGACGTTAAGTCAAGTGGAGGCATTTCCATTTCATTATCACCTTCATCCTCACCACCTTCGATATCCATATCGAAACCTAGATTAGCTTCAGGTTCTCCCCCCTCGTCTTCAACATCAACATTAACCTCTTCTTCATCCCCCATAGGCACATCAGCCTCAGGTTCATCCATTTGCGGTACTTCTTGTTCGTTTAGGGATTTTTTTGTTTGTTTTGAATCAATTAAAGATTCTCTCACTAATTCACTGATTTCTTGTTTCATAGTAGAAGCAAGTATTCCTTTTGCGTTTTCACTGATAGCGTTTTCGACAGCCTTAATTTGTAATAAGGTTTGTTCTACTATCGATCCTGTTTTTTCTGTACTCATTATTTTAAGCAATGCGTTACGCGTTTATTTTACAGATAAATATATCCTTATTGTAAAAAAATCATTATATTACAGTTTTCAAGTGAAAAAAATTGAGCATAAAAAAAGGGACACCTATTGGTGCCCCAAAATAATTTTTAAAAAATTATTAGATTAAATTTATTTTTATTCAATTACCTCATCAATTTTAGACTCAACAATCGCAGTAATTCTCCAATCCATTGAGTAGTTTTCATAGGCCTTTGTTACTTTTGCTTCAACATCCGTTGGTGAGTAACCTTTAACTAATTTTTCTTCTCTAATCTTTTTAATTTTTCCTGTGTTATCATCAACCATGTCAGTTGTGATTTTTGCTACAAAATATTTTTCGTCCATTTCTAAAAGTTTTTATTTACCTAAATAATCGGACAATCTTTTCATTAAGTCAACAGATTTGTCCATTCCTGAACCTAAAACATCAATATTATTCTGTTCTTCTAATTTTTCCTCGTAAGCGGGTCTGTCTTCTTTATTTAAGTAAAGATATGCTCCTGGTGTAGATGGTGAAGATACAAGGTCAAAACAAATTAATTCAAAATCATCCTGTACTTCATTTTGGTCTCCCTTTTTAACCAATGAACCAACACCACGAGAAGATACCCCCATAGTCACACCTTGTCTCATCATGTTAGCAGCAACATCACCCTTAGACGACACAATACCTCTTTCATGAAAACCAGGTGTAGTTAATAATTTAATCTTACCCATCAACACGTTACCTTCCCACCACATGTCCGTAATAAGGTGAGACACTCTATCTAAATCAATCAAGGAAGATTCAGGGTGATTTAATTCTGATATAGACATACCACGTTTAATAATCTCTTGGTATTTTTCAGCTTCTCTTTTTAATATATTTTCAGGATAAATCCTACCATTTCTATTTGGTACTCCGTGTTTTTGTAAAGTGGCATAAAAAACAAATGGTTTGGAATGTTCCAATTGTCCGTATGATTCTTTTATAACTTCGGTATTTCTTGTATCGTTTGGGTTGATGTATCCTGCATCCCATTCCACAAGTATACCTTTACCACTATCATTTGGTCCTAAAATTCTCATAATGTATTTTTTAATAAATAAATATTATCAAATAACCATTTCTGTATTTTTTGTTTTATTTAGTGTAAAAAACTTACATCTTTTTAAGTCATCTACGTAAATTGACGTTAATAATGATTTTATTTTGTTTCTTAGTACAAGTGATTTAAACTCCATAAATTTGTTATGTATAAAAAGGGTTATTTCTAAGTTTAAAAAACTTTTTTTACCTTTTTGAATTCCGCTTGTTCTTAAATCCAAATCCACTATTTGTTTTTTTTCAAAAATAGTAAAATCTAAAACCTCTAAAAGTGTGTGTTGTATTTGTCTTTTAATGTGACCCGTTATTTTTTCCCAATTGTCGTAGTCATCTGATGGTTGTATCCATGTTTGTAATACTATGTATATTGATTTCATTTCTTTAGAATCAACTGTACCGTAGTAACTTTTTGCATCATCAAAAATATTTAATTTTGATGTTTTTCCTTTTTTCATTCTTCATGTCTTAAAGTTTATTTGTTTAAACAATTATAACAAAATTAAATGTGGTTGTCAAAAATCAAAAAAATACTGATATTTATACCAAAAGGAGGAAAAAAAATATGATTATAGTACCAGTTAAAACACCTAACTCTATTGAGCAAGCACTCAAACAATATAAATTTAAAGTTTACAAAACAAAACAACTTGAGAAATTAAGGGAGAGACAGGAATTCACAAAACCTTCAGTTATTAAGAGAGAACAAAAGAAAAAAGCGGCTTACTTACAAAAAAATAATAAGTAATTATTTATCTTGTTTTTTGTGAGTAAAGAAATCAACTGAGGTTAAACCCAAACAACCAAAAGCTAAAAGACCAACAGCATCAACTAAGGTTGTTGAAGGTTCGTATTTTCCACAACTAAACATAGAAATAAATAACGCCACTATTAGTGACAGACCACAAAGTAGCCCTACAAATCTTTTAGAAGAAATGCCACCGTTGGCTCCTTCCATCATTGATTTAAAAAATCTAATCATAATCCCTTATTAAGGTTTCTTAATTTATAAAGATTGTATCTATCGTATGGTGAATCTACAATTTTTTTAATTGTATTTTCAATAGTTGCAGTTAAATCGGAGTCTTTAGATTCATTAAGGGATGATTTCAAATTCGAAATTACATTTTCTTTTAGATTATCCATTTCTAATTTTACTTCGTCTTCCGACATAGAAGATAGTTCTTGAATAATTTTTCTTTCCGACTCTGAAATATTTTTTAATTCCATTTTAATATTTTCATCCGCAACTTTTATCATTGTGGAAATAG